GTCGTTTTTCTCTTCCTCTGACCCGAGCGGCTGATGCCTAGAACCAGCCCTGAAGAACGCGCCGCCTCGTTTTACCGGGCGGGCAAAAAGCCGATTGAGGCGCCGCGGGTGTTATCGACCCGTGCCAAGAACATTTGGCGGCAAATTGTGACCGCGAAGCCTGTCGACTGGTTTGACGCCAGTATGGTCGGGTTGCTGGCCGATCATTGTGAGACGCAGTGCCGGTTGGAGGAGGTCTGGGCGAGGTTGCGCCGGTATCCGGTGGGTTCGCGGGAGGGTCGCGAGCTTCTCGTCGATCTGCGCACGTTGCGCGGCAACTACGCGGTTTCGTCGAAGCTGTTGCGGCTGACGGTGCAGGCTGCGGTTGAGCGGCGCTCGACGATGGCGGGCGAGGCGGCGCCCGATAATCGCGATGATGAACTGGTCGGCGGCGCTGCCGTCAGGCCGATCCGCATGGTGGCATGAGCGAGCGCAGCGACTACCGCAGCGACCGCATTATCCGCTTCATCGAAAAGTACCTTGTGACGCCCGAGGGCGCGCATGTCGGCCAGCCGATCGTATTGCGCGAGTGGCAGCGTGAGATCATCCGGCAGATTTACGACACGCCGACCCGGCAGGCGATCGTCAGCATGGCGCGCAAGAACGGCAAGACGGCGCTGATTGCGATGCTGGTGATTGCGCACGTCGTCGGGCCGGAAGCCGAGCGCAATGCACAGATATTCAGTTCCGCGCAGAGCCGCCATCAGGCCGGCATCGTCTACGACCTGGCTGCGAAGATGGTGCGGATGTCGCCGGAATTGTCGGACCCGAACATGATCGTGGCGCGGGAGAGCGCCAAGGAGCTGTTCTCGCCGCTGACCGGGGCCCGCTACAAGGCGCTGGCGGCCGAGGCCAGCACGACCTACGGGTTCAGCCCGGCGCTGGTGATTCACGACGAGCTCGGCCAGGTGCGCGGGCCCCGCAGCGAATTGTATGACGCGCTGGAGACGGCGATGGGGGCGCACCCGCACCCGCTGTCGATCGTGATCAGCACGCAGGCGCCGACGAGTGCCGACTTGCTGAGCCAATTGATCGACTATGCACAGACCGCGGCCGACCCGACGATGAAGCTGGTGTTGTTCGACGCGCCCGATGATGCGGCGATGGACGACCCGGCGACCTGGCGGCTCGCCAATCCGGCGCTCGATGATTTTCTCAACATGGCCGAAATCGCCAAGCTCGCCGAGAAGGCGATGGCGATGCCGAGCTTCGAAAGCACCTTCCGCAACCTGCATTTGAACCAGCGCGTCTCGGCATTGTCGCAACTGTTTTCGCAGAGCGTATGGCAGCAGAATGGCGGTGAGCCGGATCTGGATGCGTTTGGCGCTGGCCCGGTTTATGGCGGCCTCGACCTGTCGTCGCGGCAGGATCTCACGGCGCTGGTGCTGGTGGCCGAGGGACCGAGCGGCACCTGGAACGTCTGGCCGCATTTCTGGACGCCGGCCGATACGCTGAGAGAACGCGCGGCGCGGGACCGGGCGCCGTATGATTTGTGGGTGCGGAATGGATTGATCACCGCGGTGCCGGGCGTGACGATCGATTATGGGTTCGTCGCGCAGCGACTGGCGGAAATCAAACAACAGTGCACGATCCGCTCTATCCAGTTCGACCGCTGGCGCGTCGGCGAGCTGAAAGCGGCGATGGTCGGGATGGGCGTGAATGTGCCGCTCGACGAATGCGGCCAGGGCTATCGCGACATGGCGCCGGCCCTCGACGCGCTGGAGACGGTGGCATTGCAGCACCGGCTGCGCCACGGCATGCACCCGGTGCTGACGATGTGCGCTGCGAACGCCACCGTCGTCACCGACCCGGCCGGCAACCGCAAGCTGGAAAAGGCCAAGAGTAGCGGCCGCATCGACGGGATGCAGGCGCTGGCAATGGCTATGAAGGCCGCCACCGCGAACACGACCCGGCCGTTTAACGTCCGCGCGCTGATCGGATAGAGACATGGAACTGCGTGTTAAACAAACCGCGGCGCCACCGCCCGCGGCGAACCCGCTTGAGTTCGTGATGAGTGATGGCAGCGTCGATCGCATGGGCGACGTGATCGAGCCGGACGGCTGGCGGCTGGATAATTTCCAGCGCAATCCCGTGGCGCTGTTCGGTCACAACGCCAGCTTTCCGATCGGCAAGTGGCACGACGTCGGCGTGCGCAAGGGGCAACTCACCGGCCGCCTTGAATTGCTCGATCCCGTCTCCGACCGCATGCGCGAGATCCACGCTGCCGTCGCCGGCGGCGTGCTTCGCGCCGTCTCGGTCGGGTTCCATTCCGACAACGTCGAGCCGCTGAAATCGGGCGGCATCCGTTTTGTCGAGGCCGAGCTTGTAGAATGCTCGCTCGTCTCCGTACCCGCCAACCCGAACGCATTGGCGATCGCCAAGTCGCTCGGCATCTCCCGCGAGGGGCAGCAACTGATCTTCGGCGTGTCAGCCGAACCCGATCAGCCGCCAGCACCGTCGCGCAAACCCATCGGCGTGCCAGCCGGAACCGATCCCCTTTTCCGAAAGCACAAACCGATGAACCAGTTATCCGAACGCATCCAAAACGCGCAGGGCGAAATCACCGCCTATCGCGATCAGCTTGCCGTGCTCGACCCCGACGACTTGACCAAGTCGGCCGAACTGACCGATCGCATCGAGATGGTGCAGAACCAGCTCGGTATCTGGGAGCGAGCCGAAAAGGCGCTCGGCAATGTCAGCGAGCCGATGGCGATCGCCTCGCCGCGCGTTGCCTACAATCCGCCGGCACACGCCGCCGGGCCGAAGCTCTGGGCACAGCCGAAGAAGCAGGAAGAGCCGGGCTACCTGATGCTGCGCCACATGACCACGAAGGTGGTCGCGTATTGCAAAAAGATCTCGTTGCAAGAGGCGCTTCACGAACGCTACGGCAACTATCCCGATTTTGAGCCGACCAAAGCGGTGCACGAGTGGTTTAGCCGTGCCGCCACCGCGCCAGCGACCCTGACCGGGTCCGGCTGGGCCGACACATTGGCGACCACGACCTACGGCGAGTTCCTCGATCTGCTCTATCCGGGCTCGATCTACGGACCGCTGTCGTCGCGCGGCTTCCGGGCAACGCTCGGCCGGTTCGCCGTGCTCAGCATGCCGACCCGAAGCGTCAGCGCTTCGGTCGCGGGCTCGTTCGTCGCCGAAGGGGCGCCGATCCCGGTACGTCAGGCCGCCTTTGTGCCGGTCACCATCGGCCTCAAGAAAATGGCGGTGATCTCGTCCTATACGCGCGAGATCGCCGAGCACTCGAACCCGCAGATCGAGGGCATTCTTCGCTCGCTGATCGCCGAGGACACCTCGATTGCCATCGACACGATCCTGGTCGATGCCAACCCCGCGACCGCGATCCGGCCAGCCGGCCTACGCAATGGCGTCGCCGGCCTGACGCCGACTGCCGGCGGCGGCTTCGCCGCGCTGGTGGGCGACATCAAGCAGATGGTCGCGGTGCTGGCGAGCGCCAACAGCCTGCGCACCCCGGTTTGGATCATGAACCCGGCGCAGGCGAACTCGATCGGATTGACGGCCACTGCGAACGGGGTGTTTCCGTTCAAGCAGGAAATCGACGGTAATATGCTGCAAGGCTACCCGGTGATCGTCTCGTCGACGTGTCCAGCGACCACCGTGATCCTGCTGGATGCCGCCGATTTCATGTCGGTCAGCGGTGACGAGCCGCGGTTCGAGGTGTCGGACCAGGCGACGCTGCACTTTGAGGACACCACGCCGCTGCAACTGGTCACTGGAGCGCAAGGCAGCGGTGTCGTCGCATCGCCGTCACGGTCGATGTTCCAGACCGACTCGCTGGCGCTGCGGATGGTCCTGCCGATGAACTGGGCCATGCGGCGCAGCGGCGTGATCGCCTGGATCACGGCGGTCACTTGGTAGCACGGCGGTACACATGGCGGATTCCGGCGCGGTGGTTGCTGCGCCGGATCGTCACCAAAGGAGGCGATGATGCCGAAAGAGGCGAAAGAGGCGAAAGAGGACGACCTGACGCCGTACCCGACCCAGGAGCAAGCGAACGAGATGGTGGCGGCGGTAGCCGGCCGGGCGATGCCTCTGGGAGATCCGAGGATCGTCGCCCGCGACGGCGACGACCTCACCCCGGTGATGACGCAGGCGCAAAATGACGTTGCCCTGCTGATCGCCAGTGGCCCGCCGCCGGGATCGCAACCACCGATGAACAAAGACGTGCCGTTTGTCGATGGCAGCGCCACTGTTGGCGGTACGCTCAACTGCACGATGGGCAACTGGACCGGCGAGCCGACCGGCTACAGTTACGCCTGGAGCGCTGCCGGCGCCGCCGATGCGGCCACATACGTGGTGCAGGCAGCCGATGCCGGCACCTGGATAAGCTGCGTGGTGACGGCAACCAACGCCAACGGCTCGACTGCCGCGGCGCCGTCGAATGCGGTCGCCATCGATGGCGCCGCAGGCACTCAGGCATCCCGCCGCCGTGGCTGAACCTACCGCGCTGGCGCGTATCACCACCGCGCTTGCCAGCGTCTTCCGGCCGCGTGCCAAGCAGCAGATCGGCAACGGGTACCTGCTGCCGCTCGGCGGCGGCATCATCCCGACCGACTGGCCGACCAATTTCTGGCAGATGGGCTATAACCCGCTGCCGGCCGGCGGCGGTGCGGTGGTCTACGCCTGCGTCGCCGCCTATGCCCAGACCACCGCGATGTGTCCCGGCACGCACTGGCGCAGCACCGGCGACGGTGGCCGCGAGCGCGTCGCCACATCGGCACTGTCTCGCATCCTCAAACGGCCGAACAATTATCAATCGATCAGCGACTTCCTGCTCAACCTGACCGGCGCGCTCTACGACACCGGCAATGCCTACGCGCTGGCACTGCGCAACAACCGCTATGAGGTCGCCGAGCTGCACCTGATGGATTCGCGTATATCGGCGCCGCGGATCGCCACCAACGGTGAGATCTTTTACAACCTGTCCGGCAACCCGATCATCGACAACAGCATCCCGCACGACGCGCTGACCGCGGTGCCGGCCCGCGACGTACTGCATATCCGCCTCGACACCCGCAACAACCGCTTCCGGGCATTGATCGGTGAGCCGCCGCTGACGAGCGCGCTGCTCGATATCGCCGCCTCCAACAGCATGGTGCAGCAAGCGCTGTCGTACAGTCAGAACCAGTCGCGCCCGAGCGGCGTGCTGATGACCGACGAGGTGCTGGAAGAAGCGCAGACCAAGGAATTGCGGGCGCGCTGGGAGGAAGTCACCACCGGAGCCGGCGCCGGCCGCACCCCGATCCTCACGGGCGGCGTCAAATGGGAACAGACCGCCACCACCAGCCGCGACGCGCAACTCGCCGAGATGCTGCAAATCACCGATGGCCGCATCGCCTCAGTCTACCGCATGCCGCTCGAGCTGCTGTCGCTGTACACGCAGCAGGGGGCCCCGAAGGCGGCCAGCACCGAGAACCTGATGCGGTTCTGGATCGCTTCGGGCCTGGGCTTTTGCCTCAACCATATAGAGGAAGCCATCGGCGGCTTTTTCGGCCTCGCCGGCTGGCCCGACGAGTATCTCGAGCTGGATACCGCTGCGCTCGAGCGCAGCAACCTGAAGGATCGCATTGCGGCGATGGCGCAAGGCGTCCAGGGCGGGATTTTCAGCCCGAACGAAGCTCGTCGGCTGGAAGCCCTGCCGGACGCGAAAGACGGCGACGAGCCGCGGGTCCAGCAGCAGGTCGTCCCGCTCTCGGCATGGTCCAACCCGCCGCCGTCAACCCCGGCGCCCGGCGCACCGCCATCGTCGCCGCCGAGCGATGCCGCCGAGGCGTCGCCCTCCTCACCCGCCGGGAACCTCCCGAATGCCAATCAATTCGCCGATAGCATCCTTCGCGCCGCCGCTCGGTATGATGCCCGACCCGCTGCATGACGGCTTCGCCGACGCGCTCGGCCAGGTGCTCGCCACCGAACGGCGCGAATGGCAACGCGAGCGCGATCTCGCCAGCATCGAGCACCGGCGGATTGTTGCCGAGTTGCAGGCCGAGGTGTCGAACGCCAAGCTGAAACTCTATGAAATGGTCGCCGAAAAGCTCGCCGGCTTGCAGGATGGCCGACCAGGGCCGCAGGGAAGCCCGGGAGAGCGTGGAGAGCGCGGAGAGCGCGGCGAGGCCATCACAGGCCCGGCCGGCGAACAGGGCATCCAGGGGCTGCCAGGCGAGCCCGGAGACCCGGGGCCGGTTCCCTACGTCGGCGAGGTGCGCGGACTCTACGATGCGGCCCGCAGCTATCGCGTGTTCGATCTGGTTTCGTGGCACGGCTCGGAATGGCGGGCGAGGCGGGACGATCCCGGCCCGTTGCCCGGCGACGGCTGGGCATTGTCGGGGCAGGCGGGCTCGCGCGGCAAGACCGGCGAGCGGGGCGAACGCGGCCCGCCCGGCCCATCCGGCGCCACCATCGTCGACTGGGCGATCGAGGACTACCGCGCCGCGCCGATCATGAGCGACGGCACCACCGGAGCGGTGCTCGATGTGCGGAATTTCTTCGCGCTGTATTACGGCGAGAGCACGGGCCGGCGATGAGGCCGCTTTTCAGCCAGGTTTCGGTCCCGGCAACCGACCGCACCCTGGTCAGCCTGGACGATCTGCGCGTGCAACTCCGCATCCGACCGGCCGATACCGCCAACGACGAGTGGCTCGCCAAAGTGATCGACCGCACTTCGCGCCAGGCCGAGCGCTACTGCAACCGCATCTTCGTCATGCAGACCTATCTCGACACCTTCCGCGGCGGCAGCGGCGGCACCAGCAGCGAGCCGCTGATATTGTCACAGGCGCCGGTCGATCCGGCCTCGATCGTGATCAGCATCGATGGCGCAGGCCTGACTGCCGCCGATCTCGGGCTCGATCAATACGCCGGCCTGGTCTACCGCCTCACCGAACCGTTTCAATGGCAGAGCACAACGTCGCTGACGGTGTCCTACGCTGCCGGCTTCGACCCGGTGCCGTTCGATGTGCAGCAAGCGGTGCTCGATCTGTGCACGATGGACAATTCGGCGCGGGGCCGCGACCCGATGCTGCGCGCCACCGAATCGCCCGGCCTCGGCCGGCAGGAATTCTGGGTCGGCGGCGTGCCCGGCGGCTCGATGATTCCGCAGGACATTGCCTCGCTGCTCAACCCGTATCGGCGCGGTCTGGTCGGATGAACCGCGAACTGATCATGACGGCGCTGTTCAACAAACTGACGGCGCCGCCCATGGTGTTTAATTTCACCGCCGATACCACGACCGGCAGCACCACGCTCGCCAACGTCAGCGACGCGACCGGGCTTATGATCGGGATGCCGGTGGCCGGCGATGGCGTCCCGGCCGACGCGACGATCGCCACGATCACGCCAGCCGTCACGACATCACTGCCGGGCATCGCCGACCGCACCACCTCGCCGCTGACGCAAGGTTTTCAGACCGCGGCCCGGCGCCTCGCCGATCCCAACGCCGAACAGGACATGCCAGCGCTCTATCTGATCGAGCTTGGCGAATTGCACATCTGGGAAGGCATGAAGCCGCTGGTCCAATTCGATTGCCAGGCGTGGATCTACACCAAGGTCGGCGCCACCGAGGGCGCGGTGCCGGCCAGCATGCTGAACGTGCTGCTCGACGGCATCGAGCGGGCGCTCTACCCGACGCC